CAGCACTTTACAGCGTGGGGCCTAAAAACGAACCAGGGGGGCTAATATCTCATTACTCCATATTACTGATTATTACTCAAAATTACAAGAAAAAATCTATATCTGGAATGGTCCCTAATATGAAGCGAAAATCCGCCTTACAATAATTACAGTTTTTTGATATATTACTCCTGCGGTTAATTTTCCGGGGAATGGTGGGCAATTCGGGACCAAAAGGCCGCGGGTTCGAATCCCGCCACTTCGACAGATGAAGAAAGCCTTGTGGCGTAAGCGCTGCAAGGCTTTTCTGTTTGCTCTGAAATGTGAGCTTTTGGTGAAATTGTAGCGAAAAATTGGGATAATGTGCGGTCGTGAAGTGCTGAAAGCGTTGATTTATATGGGTTTGATATGGGATCGGTTGGGATCGTGAGGATCCTTGATTGGGATAAGCGGGCGTTATGGGATGCGTGTGCAAAAATATATGTGTGGGTGTATCTGTTTTTTTGGTGTAATTTCCGTAATTGCGTAAGAAAGAGGGCTGAAACCGTTGATTTGCAACGATTCCAGCCCATGGTGGACCGTGAAAAAAGCTGTAAGATTTCTGTAAGAACAGGGGCAAAAAGCTGTAATAGGAGGTTACTCGGGCGGCTGAAGGAGCTCATCCGGGTCCGGATCGGGGGCATCAGAGGGCTCATCCTGGGCGGGCGACCTTTTGGCACCGGCGGGTGGGATGACCTGGGTGATGACACTGTCCAGGACATCCGCCGCGTCATAATCGCGGGCCTGGAATGCGTGGACGTAGGTGTTCAGGGTGACAGATGGATCAGAGTGTCCCATCCTGGAGGCCACGGCAGCGACGTCCATGTTCTGGGCGATGAGAATGCTGGCATGTGCGTGCCGGAGATCGTGGAACGTGATGCCAGGGAAACCGTGCGCTGCGGCAAACCTGTGGAACCATTTGCTCGGGGTATCTTTGTTCATAGGGGATCCGTCGGCACTGTGAATCATGTAGACGGGCTCCACCCAGTCGATCTCACCGGAGGGGCTGATCGGGCTCAGCTGCTCAGCGCTGCGGTGCCAGGAGGCCTCAATGACCTCGATCATGGATTCCGGGAGGATGATGGTGCGGCTGCCGGCGGCCGTCTTCGGCGTGTCGATGTAGGCGCCCGTCTGCGAGGTGTATTTAAGCGCCTGGCGGACGGTGATGGTGCGGGCGTCGTGATCGTAATCCTCATAGCGCAGGCCGCAGACCTCACCCAGGCGCAGGCCGCAGCTGAGGGCCAGCAGGACGGCGAGGCGGTAGCAGTGATTTGGTTCATCCTGGAGCGCGGCGATCAGGCGGATCGCGTCATCCTGGGAGAGGTACTCGGCGCGCTGCTTATGCTGGCGCGGGCGCTGCACCCGCTCCATGGGATTGTGTTCCAGATAGCCGAGGCGGACGGCGGCGCCCAGCAGCGTGTTCAGACATGCATAGTAATGGATGACCGTCTTCGTGGACAGGGGCTGCTGCTGCCTGGAGGGCGGGACGAGCTTCTCGCCCTGCCGGCGGGGCCGGGAGAGATCCGCCTCGGCCTTGCGGGTGGATCTCCGCGGGGATCTCCGCAGATCGATCAGCCAGTCCGTCAGGCGGGCGGGCGTCAGATCCGCGAGAGGGATGTCCCCGAGGACCGGCAGGATCCGGGAGTCCAGGAGCTGGCGGTAGTTGGCGATGGTGACGGGGCTGCAGTCCATGGGCAGGTGACGGTCGAGCCACTCCGCCGCCCAGCTGCGCACGGTGTGCTGCCGCGTCGGATCCGAGCGGACCCGGCCTTCCAGGATATCCATCTCCCGCTGCGCCTGCGCGCGCTGCACGGCTTCGGAGAGGGCCGGATCCATGCGCAGCGTCTCCCGGTAGACTCTCTGGCCCGCCGGCGTCTGGATGCGGCAAACAATGCGCCAGGAGTTTTTCCCGCGCTTTTCAATGGTTCCCATGTGCCCTCCTCAAAAATCGTCGGAGCCGTTGATCTCCGTGGCATCGATCGAGGGGATCACCACAGAGGAATACAGTTCGTTCAGGCTGCCGTGGACGGTGACCTCGTCGCCAATTGCGAATGGCACCTCTTCCTTATGGAGGCGGAAGTGCACGATCATGCGGGCATTGTCCGAATCCAGGGGATGGATGGCGCGAGGCTCATCAGCCTCGACCACCATCTCGTAGTGGTTGCCGTAATTGCACCAGTAAATATCCGTGATCGTACCATCAATATCGGCGTATTGGGTGCCCATCGCCTCGATCTCAGCCGGGGAATGATTGTTCAGGAAGATCTGCAGCAGGCCTATGCTGGAGAATTCTGATGCAGAAGCGGTGGAGACGGAGCAGGCCAGGGCAATGGCGAGCAGAATGGCGGTGAATTTGCGCATGATAACCCTCCTCAGGAGCGCCGGCGGCCGCTGCCCAGGCGGATCAGCAGATACACCAGCAGCGCCGCGGCGGCAATGATGGCAGCGATGGCAGCGGGGTGCTGCATCAGCCAGATGACAGTGGACAGGGACATGAAAAAGTCAAACATCGTGAAAACCTCATTATAAAACTGGGAAACAATGCTATAATAAGCCCGCACGTGATAAAAAGCATAGGCGCCTGCGCGGAAAGGAGCTGAAAATGACCCGTGAGGAGATCATTCTTGCCGTGGAGAGGATGGATCCGGAGCAGCTGCTTCTCCTGAAGCGGTTTCTTGACCGGCTTTCAGACCGTCCAGAAAATCAGAGACCCGCGAAAGCGCCGGATCCGACAGTGAACGGATCCGAAGAATAATATCCGTTTTGAGCCTGTCATCCTGGATGGCGGGCTCTTTTTTGATCTCCATTTCTCCCAGAAGATCACCAACGGTGCAGCCGAGGCCTCTGGCGATCATCATCATGGTTTCCTCAGTGGGTACACGCGCGCCGATTTCCACCGCGCTGATGGTGGACTGCGGCACACCGCAGATCCTGCTCAGCTCGACCTGTGTCAGGCGCAGATCCTTGCGTCTTTTTTTCATTCCGTCCGCGAACGACATGTTTTCACCTCCTGGGATGAGTAAATTATACCACAATTGTGGTTGACATAATAACCGGATGGTGATATTATTTACCACGCAACGGGTATTCTGGAGGTGAATAGATGATCTTACTGAGAGAACGGAGAGAGATGAAGGCGCTGTCGCAGAAACGGCTTGCAGAGCTGAGCGGCGTGCCGCAGCAGACGATCAGCGCGATCGAAAGCGGAGACAGGCAGAATCCCGGAATAGAGACGCTGTACCTGCTGTCCCTCCCTCTCGGCTGCCAGGTCGGAGACCTGTACAGGCCGGATGGAGGGCCGGGCGATGCGGACAGATGAGGACTGGATCGGGGAATACTGGGCAAAACCAGCGCACCCGTCAGCAAGTTGGAAGAGCCGGCGATGGATCCACCGGATCCGGCACTGGCTGCACAGCAAGGAGGTAATTAGCCATGAGATTCGGAGAGTACGGTTTTCTGATCAGAAAAAAGACCCGGCGCGGCAATCTGCAATACCTGAAGCGGGTGACCATGGATCTGGCCACCGATAAGGCGGAGCCGGAGTGGACGGAGGACATCTTCGCGGCGCTGACGGTGCACGGCTGGCGGACGGCCCGGGGCTATGCCAGGATGCTGGGCGCGCAGGTGCTGGAGATCGTGGCGGCGGACGGGAAGACCTGGATGATCGAGCACGAGGAGGGAGCGGAATGACAACCGGCAGCCTGAACGGCATCCAGCAGCGGACAAAGAAGGCCATCCGCGCCCTGGAGATGGAGATCAGCCCGGAGCCTAATGACGGGTGGGCGTGCAACGGCTGCCCCTACCTCGCCGAGGGCATGGCGCACTGCCTGAGCGCCTGCATGAAGGACAGCGTGGAGGCGCTGAAGGTGCTGGAGGATCTGCTTGACCGGATCCGCAGCGGGCAGATCGTGGAGCGGAAGAAGCTGATCGACGAGGTGATCCTGCTGAGCGCGAGCGCCGGCAGCGACCGCGGGGATCCCATGCAGCGGGTGATGAACCGGCTGAGCGCAGCCGACGCAAGGCCTGAGCTGCTGCGAGAATAAGCGTCAACGTGGACGCATTGAGGAGGCAACCATGTACAGAGGTCTGATCGACAACCTGACATTTGTTTACACTTACATCTGCAAGGGCCGCGGGAAGATGTCCGCCGCCGACATGCGGGCGATCGCCGAGGGCGCCCACACGCTGACGCGCAACGCGCCGGCTGTGCTGAGCGATGGCGCCGTGGAGAGCTGGGACGACCGCGCCGACCTGGTGGAGAGCCGGAAGATCGACGAGCACATCGAAGAGATGGTCGCCTTCCTGGTCGGCATGGAGATTGTCTGATGGATAAGAAGAGCATCGTGGCGGATTACACGCCGCTGAATCCCCGCTGCTGCAGCATCTACACCATCCGGGCCCGGATGTGCCCGGAAAGCCGCCAGCGGCAGCAGGGCACCGAGTGGTGCGAGCGCTGCCAGCACCCCTGTGAGTGGGGCACGGAGTACATCCGGCGGCATCGGCAGGTGGAGTTCAGGCCCTCGACGCCCAAGCGCGAGCTGGAAACCGTTTACCGGCACCGGAAGCGGGGGCCGAAGCCCTTCCATCCGCCCGTCGGCGGCGGCACCAGCCAGATCCCCTACTTCGGCGGCTGGTTGGGCGAATACCTCAACGAGAAGGGCATCAGCATGAGCCGGCTGGCGCGGGCTATCGGCTACAGCTGCACCGTGGTGTGCAGCGCGGTGAAGCGAAATTACTGGTCGCGGGAATTCGAGCGCCGGGTGATGCTGGTGCTGAACCTGGACGAGCAGCTGGTCACCCAGCAGGCAGCTGCCTGGGCATGGCGCAACGGTCTGCAGGGACACAACTCTATCAGCCCGGATTAAGGCCGACAGAGAGCGGCGATCCGGTGAGAGAGCGAAATGGATGGAGGGCGCGCATGACAATGCAGAAGCCGATGGGACCCGTGGCGGAGCAGCTGCTCAGCCCGAAGATGCAGAAAAAAGCGGTCGATGCCGCCTATGAGCGTGGCTTCAACGACGGCTGGCACGCCGCGCTGAAGCCCGGGATCCGCGAGGATGTGGCGAAACACCTGGCCGAGAATCTGAACTGGTCCGACGGGCACCGGCAGGGCTGGAAGGACGCAGCGGAGGAGTGCATGGCGCGGTTTTACAGCGCCTGTGCAATCGCGCTGCACGACCTGAACGGCTTCGGCCCGGTGCGCGGCGCGAGGGTGCTGGAGCGGATCCGGGACCAGATGGAGCTGGCGCTGGACGCGCACGACCTGGTGCGCGAGGCCGAGAAGAAGGTGCGGGGCCTGCACATCGAGATCGGCGGCGCAGAGATCCCGGATATGAGCTGGGAGGATGAGTGAATTGAACAATGTGGTGTATGTGAACCATTACCGGGACGAGATGGACTACCTTTTCAGCGTGCCGGCGGGCGTGAGGATCCGCAAGGGGGACATGCTGCTCTGCCAGACCCGCAAGGGGGAGCAGCTGGGCACCGCAGCCTGCGACAGCTTCCAGGTGGCGGACGACGCCCTGGAGATCATCGCCCGGCACAACACGGCACGGCTGCCCCTCTCTCCGGTGGTCGGCAAGCTGCGGGCAGAGCGCTTCGCAGCGGAGGGGTGAGCGGAAATAAGCCCCGAAAGGGATGGATGGAATGGATTTAACGACTTTCCTGGGCAGGCTGAAGCATGTGAAGGGCCCGAACGCCTCTGGCAATTATACCGCATGCTGCCCTGGCCATGATGATAAAACGGCAAGCCTCGGGATCACGCTGAAGGAAGGCCGGGAGGGAAAGCTCAAGATCATGCTGCGCTGCTATGCGGGCTGCGAGACGCAGCACGTGCTGGACTGCATGGGGCTGACCTTCAACGACCTGGTGGTGGATCCTGATCCGCCGCGTGGATCAGACAGCGCGCCCAGGGCAAAAACCGGGCAAAAGCCGCCGAAGCCCGCGGATCCGCCCTTCGAGCCGGACAGCCGGGTCGTGCCCGGCGCACAGGTGCACACCGTGAAGCCGAAGGAGGAGGACGCGCCGAAGGTGGACTGGGAGCACCCGGATCGGGTGTACAGCTACACGGACGAAAAGGGCGCGGAGCTCTTCCAGGTGGTGCGCTACCACTTCACGAACGCGAAGGGAAAGACCTTTATCCAGCGGACGCACAAGCCCGGGGATCCGAAGGCGCGGCGCGACGGGTACGTCTACAGCGTGGCGCCGGAGATCCGGAGCCGCGCCCTGTACCGGTTGCCCCGGGTGCTGAAGGCGATCCGGGAGGGCAAACCGGTCTACGTGGTCGAGGGCGAGAAGGACGTCGAGACGATGGAGCGCCTGGGCCACACGGCCACGTGCAACCCGGGCGGCGCCGGCAAGTGGCACGAAGGGCACACGGCGCGCCTGCAAGGCGCGGACGTGATCATCCTGCCGGACTGCGACACCGAGGCCAACGGCTACACCGGACAGAACCACGCCTGGCAGGTGGCGATGCAGCTGCAGGGCGTGGCGGCGCGGATCCGGCTGGTGGACATCAAGGAGGCCTGCGCGGAGCTGCCGGACAAGGGCGACATCAGCGACATGGTGGAGATCCTCGGCGATGTGCCGGCAATGGACGCGCTGGCGCGCCAGGTGGCCGCCACCCCGGACTTCAGCCCGGACATGCTCCCCTTCTGGCTCAGCCCGATGGAGCAGGCCGCGAAGCTGTACGAGGCGGTGGACGGCTACATGATCGTGGACGGGTGCATCGCACAGAAGACATCCGACGGGCACAAGGCGCTGACGGACTTCGCGGTGATTCCCAGGGCGCAGCTGACGCGGGACGACGGTGTGACCAGCAGCCTGTACTTCACCCTGGACGGATGGAACAGCCGGGGCAAGCGTCTGGGCCGGGTGACCATCCCGAGCGCGAGCCTGGAGAGCATGAACTGGGTACGGGAGAAGTGGGGCTACGACGCGAACCTGGCGCCGGGATCCACCACCAAGGGCAAGGTGGCCTGGGTGATCGGCAAGGTGGGCCAGATGACGGCCAAGCGGGTGACAGAGTACAACCACACCGGCTGGCGGAAGATCCGCGGGAAATGGGTTTACCTGTACCACGGCGGCGCCGTGGGGATGGAGGGCGTGACGGTGGACATGGGGGACAACACCCTGAAGACCTATCGCCTGGACGGCAGCGGCGTCCCGGGTTTCGATCAGATCGCGCCGGTGGAGGCTGCCAAGGCGAGCCTGCGGCTGCAGAACGTGATGGCGCTGAAGGTGGGCGTGCCGCTGCTGGGCGTGATGTATCTGGCGCCGCTGCGCGAGTTCATGATCCAGACGGACATCATGCCAGCCTTCGCGCTCTTCCTGCACGGGACGACTGGGACGCACAAATCGACGGCGGCGGCGCTGGCGCTGAGCCATTACGGCAACTTTCACAGCCACAACGCGCCGGCGAACTTCCACGACACGGGGAACCAGATCCGGACAAAAGCCTTTTTGCTGAAGGACGCGCCGATCCTGGTGGACGATTTCCATCCGGTGAGCAGCGTGCAGGAGAAGCGCCAGATGGCTGCCACCGCCCAGGCGCTGAGCCGGGCCTTCGGCGATGGCGCGGACCGCGGGCGCCTGAACGCGGACAGCAGCATCCGGGCCAGCAAGCCGCCCAGGAGCGTGGCGGTGATCAGCGGCGAGGATCTGCCGGCCATCGGCGAGAGCGGCCTGGCGCGGTTCTTCATCGTCGACATCGAGGGGGATGATATCAAGGTGACGAAGGAGCTGACGGAGCTGCAGGAAGAGGCGCGCAAGGGCGTGCTGCAGAAGGCCATGCGCGGGTATATCGAATGGCTGGCCGAGCGCACGGACAAGCTGCCGGAGAAGCTGCACGAGCTCTTCCTGGAATACCGGGCGGACGCGCGCAGCGGGGAGGCCGGCGCGCACGACCGGGCGCCCGAGGCTGTGGCCTGCATCCTGATCGGCTACCGGATGATGCTCGAATATATGCACGAGGTCGGGGCGGTGAATGCCGAAACAGCGCAAGCGCTGCTGCAGATCGCCCGCGGCGTGCTGATGGACGCGAGCCTGAAGCAGACCCGGGAGATGGAGAGCGAGAAGCCGCACCGGATCTTCCTGGACATGATGGGCGAGCTGCTGGTGAGCCGGCGCGTGGGCGTGAAGGATCTGCGGGATCCGGAGGATCCCGGGCCGAGGCCGCCCGTGCGCATGGTGGGCTATGTGGACGGGGAATACTATTACCTGCAGCCCGGGGTGGCCTACGCCGCCGTGCAAATGCTCTGCCGGGAACAGGGGACAGAGTTCCCTGTGACACCCAGAGCCCTGAACAAGCACCTGCTGGCTGCCGGGATCGTAAGAGGAGACGAGAACGGCAAGACGGCCACCCGGAACAAATGGGTGGACGGGCGGGCGCAGCGGCTGCTGTGGATCCCGATGTACCGGATCGGCGGCGTGGAGAGGAACGCGACGCAGGTCTCCATGGACCAGCTGGAGGCAGTCGATACGGAGATCCCGCCGGAGTGGCGGTAAAACACCAATGAGAGGAGCGGAACCATGAGCGAACTGATCAGACAGGAGGGCCGGGCGCTGACGATCCATGATTATGAAGCGCGGATCGCCATTTACCGGGAGCAGATCGGGACGGGATACATCGGTATCGGGAGGACATTGAACGAGGCCAAGGAGAGCAGGGCGGTGCCCCATGGTGAGTGGGAGAGCTGGGTCACCCGGGTGACCGGACTGACGCCCAGACAGGCACAGCGGTGCATGCAGGCGGCCAAGGAGATCCGCGAAGGCAGCGCGATGGCGCAGCTGGAGATGAGCAAGGCGCTGATGCTGCTCTCCAGCGGACTGGAGGAGGACACCCGGGAGGAGATCGCCGCGCGCGCCGTGGAGGAGGGCGCCACGGTGAAGGAACTGAAGGCTGCCATCGAGGAGCTGAAGCGGGAAAAGGACCGGGTGAACGTCGAGCGGGATCAGACGGTGAAGGAGCTGAAGCTGAAGCTGGTGAACACCACCGGAAGCCTGGAGGAGGCAAAGGTGCGATTGCGCAAGGAGGAGCAGCGGGCCAGCGCCGCGGAGGGACAGGCGAAAGGATTCTATGATTCACTGAGCCGGGAGCGGGCGGAGCGCCGCAGTGCCTACGACAACGGGCGGGCGGACGGGCACGCCGCCGGGCTGACCGAGGGCCGGGCGGAGGCCATGCGGGAGTTCGAGAAGCTCTCCGGGGAAGTGGACCGGCTGCAGGCTGAGCTGGACGCCGCGGAAAAACGTGAGGAGAAGCGCGCCCGGCAGCTGGAGGAGATGAAAGCGGCCCGGCAGATGGAGGCCATGGACAGCGCCCGGAGCCTGAACGCGACCGGGATGAACGCCACCGACCTGGGCGCGGCGGTGCGCAGCTTCATCGGCGCGGCGGGTGTGCTGCCCCAGATGGGGAGCAGCCTGGCGCGGATGCCGAAGGAGGACCGGGAGGCCATCCGGGAGATGGTGGAGACGGTGGCGCGCTGGGTGGAAGGCGCCCGCGGCGCCCTGGGCACCATCCACGCCGACGGCGGCGCGGTGCAGTGAGGAGGTGCGGAGCATGGGCGAGATCCTGACGGTGATCCCGAAGGAGGAGACCGGCCTGAGCACGGAGGCCCAGGCGATCGTGGACACGATGAGCCGGCACCTGAGGCGGGCCAACGAGCAGCTGGCCGCCATGGGCGAGATGCTGAGGATCACCAACGAGCGGATGGCCGCCCTTGAGAAGGCGGTGCGGACGCTGGAAAAGGTGACGCCACAGCAGGCGGCGGCCATCAACCGGGCCATCCGGGAGACAGCGGCGCTGGTGTGCGCGGACTGGCTGATCCATGACGGGGAGAAGGAAACGGCGGCGGCCATCCGGAAATGGCTGCGGCAGACCACCGGGGTGCGGACGCCCAGGGAGATCTGCCGGTGCGATTACGAGATCGTGATGGACGGGATCCGGGAGTGGGACGATTACGACGCCATGACCCGGATCCGGGAGAAGCGGAAGAAAAATCAGAGGTGATGATGATGAAGGCGACCCATCTGCTGGAGCGGTGCCGGGCGGCCGACGACGAGATCGAGCGGCTGCGGATCAGCGTGCGCCAGAAGCGTGCCCTGGCGACCAGCATCAGCGCGCCGCCCGGAGATCCCAACGGGGGCGGGCGCGGCAGCGGCGACCATGACAAGATCGGGCGCCTGGCTGCCGATATCGCCGACCTGGAGGAGCGGATCGCGCTGCGGGAGCAGGAAAAAAGCGTGGAAATCGCCGCGGCCAGCGTGCTGATGGACCGCCTGCCCGGTCTGGAGAGCAAAATCCTCTACGGCTATTATCTGCGCGGCGAGAGCACCGGCGCCATCAGCCGGCGGCTGAAGTATCAGCCGAACTATGTGCGGCGGAAGAAGCGCGAGGCGGAGCGCATGCTGGAGCAGCTGGAGCCGTGTGAGGTGGCGCTGGCGCTGCCGAGATGGTACCTGAAAAGGCACGACGGGAAGGAGGTGGACCAGGATGAAAGGTAAAAGCGGGAAGACCGCGCCCGACTGCGCGACCTGTGCGCAGCGCGAGACATGCGAGAGAGCCCGGGAGGGAACCTTCTGCCCGATGTGGGCGGCGAACCCGCCGAGGGACCGCGGGGAGAGCCCGGCGGACAAATGGGCGCGCGGCGATGAAAACGAGCTGTGAAGCCCGAAAACGGCACTTTTCGTGCACGGTGTGTGCACGCCATGGATACAGCCAGGTCACAACCAGGTCACACCCGGGAACTATCGACCTGTGCTATACTTCAGGCTGTCAAAAAGGGGACGGAGCGAAAGCGCCGCCCTTTTTGATTTCTCCTCTCACCTGGCGCGTTTCCCTCCTGGCGCGTCGGGCGTCCACCCTTGCCTGGCAGGCGTCCGTCGTGCATCTGGAGTGTGTGCGCGGCGGTGCTCCTCACCGCCTGCCGGGCGGGGCGGACATAAGGGAGGCACATGTGAAACAGAAGGAGAGCCTGCCGTTTTACCACACAGCGGCATGGAAAAAGGTGCGCAAGCTGGCGCTGCAACGGGATGGCGGCATGTGCCAGGACTGCATGGACCGGCTCCGGGCCGGGTACGGCATCCGCCCGCGCCGGGCCGAGATGGTGCACCACATCATCCCGCTGGAGGAGCGGCCGGACCTGGCGCTGGATCTCAGCAATCTCAGGAGCCTGTGCAACGAGTGCCACAACCGGGAGCACCCGGAGAAAGGGAGGAGCAAGGAAGAGAAACCGGCGGGGAGCCGCCGGATGCGCGTGATCCGGGTGTGAGGAGGCCCGGAGGGACAAGGAGGGAAAACCGTGAACGAGCAGCTGCGTGAGGAGCACCTGGGAGAGATCACGAACGAAAAGGCGCGGCATGTGTATGATCAATTGTGCGCCGCCTGCGACCGGCGCGAGGGCGGCATGGAGGATGCCGACCAGATGCTGGTGGCGGATATCGCCTTCGCTGAGCAGGTGAAGGAAATGCTGAAGGAGGACATCCTGAAGCGGGGCATCGGGAAGGAAATGTCCAACGGGAGGCAGCGGTACTGGCAGGACAACAAAAGCCTGGCGCATCTCAGGGCCTACTGCGAGAGCCAGCGCAAGCACCTGAACGAGCTGCGGCTGACACCCGTGGGACGCAAGGCGGCACAGATCCAGATTGATGACGACTTCGACAGCTTCCCCGATTGAGCGCTGCGAGCGCTACGCCCGGGACGGCGCCGAGGGCCGGATCGTCGTGTGCGAAAAAACCAGAATGGCGTGCCGCCGATTCCTGGACGATCTGGAGCGGAGCCGGACGGATCCGGAATATCCGTGGATCTTCGATGAGCACAAGGCCGCGAGGCCGGTGGAGTTCATGGAGCGCTTCCTGCGGCCGACAAAAGGCGCATATGACCGGATGGAGCTGATGGACTGGCAGTGCTTCATCGAGTGCAACCTCTTCGGCTGGGTGAGCCGGGAGACAGGCCTCAGGCGATTCCGCGAGGCGCTGATCCTGGTGGGCACCGGCAACGGCAAATCGACCATGATGGCGGGGAACGCCACCTTCCTGGCCTGCAAGGACGGGGAGCGGGGCGCGGACATCTACCTGCTGGCCAACTCGAAGGACCAGGCGGGCATCGTGTTCAACGAGTGCAAGGCCCAGATCGAGGCAAGCCCGTACCTGGGGCCGCGCTTCAGGACGCTGCGGGACGGTGTGTACTACGACAAGACCCACGCCACGATCCGGCACCGGAGCAGCGACAGCAAGAAGCTGGACGGCCTGAACCCGCACGGGGCCATCTTCGACGAGATCCACGAGTACCGGGACTTCAAGCTGCTGAACATTTTCAACCGGAAGACGGTGAAGCGGACCCAGCCGCTGATCATGTACATCACCACGATGGGCTACGTGATCGACGGGCCGCTGGCCTACTACTACGACCTCTTCACCGACGCGATGGAGGGGAAGCTGCAGCCCGAGGTGGCGGACAGGATGTTCGCCTACATCTGCGAGCTGGATGAGAAGGACAATGTCGAGGATTCCAGCCTGTGGATCAAGGCGAACCCCGGCCTGGGAAAGACGCTGCAGCTGGACGAGCTGGAAAAACAGTGGGCGAGAAACAAAAACGTGCCCAGCGAGCGCGCGGACTTCATCTGCAAGCAGCTGAACGTGATGGTGAACGCCGACGACATGGCCTTCGTGCAGCCGGAAGTGCTCAAACGCAACCGGGATGTCATCCCGGAGGAGAGCCTGCTGGGGCGGCGGTGCTACGGCGGCTTCGACCTCTCCAACCGGGAGGACTTTACGGCGGCGGCGCTGGAATTTCCGCTGGATGACGGGCGGATCTACGTGCTGGAGCACAGCTGGATCCCACAGCGGAAGGTGGACCTCGACCAGGAAAAGCTGGACTACTACGGCCTGGCCATGCGGGGCTGCCTGACCATCGTGCCGGGCGAATACGTCCAGCAGGAAGACGTTTACAAGTGGTTCGCGGAGATGAGCTGGAAGTATGAGATCATCACGATCGGCTACGACCCGGCCAACGCGACCAGACTGCGGCAGATGCTGGAGAACGGCGGCGAGGTGGACGGGAAGAGCGTCCAGGCCTTCGACTGCCAGGTGGTGCGCCAGGGTCCGATCACGCTGAACGATCCGATGAAGGACATCAAGGAGCTGCTGCTGGCCGGCAAGGTCGTGAGCAATCAGGATCCGATGCTGGTATGGTACACGGACAACGTGCGGATCAGCGGCGACCGGAGGCACACGGACAAGGAGAACTGGATGCCGCTGAAGCGGAACAAGTTCCGCAAGATCGACGGCTTCATGGCCTGGCTGGACGCGCATGCCGTGAAGATGGAAAAGCAGCCCGCCGGCGTGGTGTACACCGCGCCCAGCGTGCGGGTGATCAACCTGGGCAGAAGGAGATAAGAAAGGGGAAAGGCTGGGATGAGATGGCCATTCAGCAAAAACGAGCGGCGGGCGCGGGACAAGCCTGAGCGCCCGGTGCGCAACCAGCGCGAGCTGCGCAGCGTGAACCGGCCGCGGGCCGACCGCACCATCGAGGGCAATGAAGCCATCTATGCCGCGGTGAGCCGGATCGCCAACACGGTGGCGAGCATGCCGATGCACTTCTACAAGGGCTACGAGATCCAGGTGAACCACCCGATGGAGCGGCTCGTCAACCTGGAGCCGAACCCGAACTTCACCGCCTTCGGCTGGCGGCAGACGATGGAGGTGCTGCGGAACACCGAGGGCAACGCCTACGCGCTGCGGGTGCTGGACAAGCTGGGCACGGTGACGCGCCTGGACATCCTGAACCCGGCGAGGGTGCAGCCCCGGCGGGATCCCACGGACGGGAGCATCTGGTACTCCATCACCCTGGACGACGGTCAGCCCTATCTGGTGCCCGGCTTCATGGTGCTGTGCCTGAAGCACATGAGCGCGAACGGAATCATGGGCATCCGCCCGATCGACGTGCTGCGCAAGAGCCTGGACTATGACACGCAGGTGAAGAGCCTGAGCCTGGACCAGCTGGACGGGGTGAACAACGGCATCATGCTGACGGTGCCCAACACCGGGCTGACACAGGATCAGAAGGACGACGTGGTGGACCGCTTCCTGGAAACCTACGAGAAGAGTGGGCGCAGCGTGGTGATCCTCGAGGGCGGACTGACAGCCACGAACTTCAAGGGCGAGAGCGTGGACGGGCATCTGCTGGACGTGGAGAGGATCACCCGGAACCGGGTGGCCACGGTCTACAACCTGCCGCCCCACCTGCTGGGTGATTACTCCGACACCAGCTTCTCCACGGCAGAGCAGCAGATGCAGGAATTCCTGCAGCTGACGATCCTGCCGATCGCAGAGCAATGGGAAGAGGAGTTCAACCGCAAGATGCTGACGCCGCAGGATTACGCAGCTGGCTACCGTTTCCGCTTCGACCTCTCCAGCCTGACCAAGGCTGACCAGAAGAGCACGGCGGAGATGAACCAGATGGCCATCCGCTCCAGCTGGCGCACCCCGAACGAGGTGCGCAACGCGCAGGGCCTGCCCAGCGCCCCGCTGGGCGATGAGCTGATGTGCAGCCGCGACCTGCTGCCGATCCGGATCGCGATGGAGCACCCGGAGCTGCTGCTGGGCGGCGCGGCGAGTACGCCCACCGAGGCGGGCGGGAAAGGAGAGGATAGCTGATGGCTTTCTGGCAATTCCGCAACGATGAGAAAAACGCGGAGGACGGCGTGCTGCAGATCGACGGCGTGCTGGAGGTCGAGGACGACTGGTGGGGCCCGAGCGGCCAGGTGATCGCCCGGAACATCCGGCGCGCGATCGACCGGAGCCGGGACCTGACGGTCTACATCAACTCCCCGGGCGGGGACGTGATGGCCGGCGCGGAGATCTACACCGCGCTGCGTGAGCACTCCGAGAACGGCAAGGGCAAGGTCACGGTGGTCGTGAGCGGCATCGCCGCCAGCGCGGCCAGCGTGGTGGCCATGGCCGGGGACACCGTGCTGATGAGCCCTGTGGCGTACATGATGATCCATAATCCCTGGTCCTACGTGAGCGGGGACGCGAAGGAGCTGCGGCACACCGCGGACGTGCTTGACGTGATCGCCGAGGGCATCATCAACGCCTACGAGCGGCGCACCGGCAAGAGCCGGGACGAGCTGACGGCCATGCTGGAGGCTGAGACCTACATGAGCGCTCAGACCTGCGTGGACGAGGGCTTCGCCGACGGCATCACGGACGGGGACGGCGATCCCCGCCGCAGCGCTTCGCCCGCCGCGAAGATGACCACGAAGAACTTCGGCCGCACCGCGGTGCTTGCCATGCTGGCGGAGCACGGCGCGCAGGCCGCACCCGGGGATCCCCGCGAGGATCCCCGCGAGGATCCCGACAGCTCCGCGGACATGCGCCGCAGGGCTGTATTGCAGGCGACTGCAGCCATGCAGGCATTGGACGCACTGCAGGCTGTGCGATAACGACCAAAAGAACGGAGGAAAACGAAATGAATCTGCAGGAAATCATGAACCAGATCAGCACCCTCGGGAACCAGATCCGGCAGAAGGCCATGGATCTGAACAAGGCCGCGATGGACAGCGGCGTGGCTGCCGCTGACGTGGAAAAGATGCAGGCCGAGCTGGCGGAGATGAACACCCGCATGGCGGCGCTCCAGAACAGCTACAGCACCCTGGAGAGCGCCCAGGCCGGCAACCTGTCCCCTGTGCAGCCCAAGGCCCAGCAGGAGCCCATCGGCGTGCGCCGCATGCGCGAGAGCAATGAGTACGCCCGCGCCTTCGCCTACGCGGTGAAGCACGGCCTGAACCCCCGCAACGGCATGGGCAACGAGCACGTGAAGGTGCTCTTCGACGCCCTGACCGAGACCGGCGGCAACCCCGCGGGCGCGGACGGCGGCTTCCTGGTGCCGATCGACATCGACAACCAGATCAAGGAGCTGCGCCGGCAGCTGAACCCCCTGGCGGACTATTTCAATACCGAGTACGTGACCACGCTGACCGGCTGGCGCGTGGTGGACACCGCCCCGACCGCCGGCATGACCGCGGTGAACGAGATGGGCAACATCCCCACGGACGATCAGCCCGTCTTTGCCAAGGTGCCCTACACCCTGGCCAAGTATGCGCTGCGCGTGCCCGTTTCCAACGAGCTGCTGAGCGATGAGGTGGCCAACCTGATGGGCTACCTGAGCCGCTGGTTCGCCCGCAAGCAGGTGCTGACCGAGAACGGCCTGATCCTGGCCGCGCTGAAGACCCTGACGGCCTCCGCGCTGACCACCGCGACCACCGACGCCCTGCAGGGCATCAAGGGCGTGCTGAACAAGGCGCTGGATCCCGCGATCAGCGCCGGCGCGATCATCCTGACCAACCAGAGCGGCTTCGACGCCCTGGATCAGCTGACCGACGACAACGGCCGCGGCCTGCTGCAGCCCGATCCCACCAACCCGACGATCTACCGCGTGTATGGCCGGCGCGTGGTGATGCTCAGCGACGCCGAGCTGCCCAACACCGTGGTGAGCACCAAGAACAACGCCGAGTTCTTCATCGGCGATGGCCGCGAGTTCGCCACCCTGTTCGCCCGGGACGGCCTGGAGGTCGCTTCCACGGACGTCGGCGGCAACGCCTGGATCACCGACAGCACCGAGGTGCGCGGCATCGCCCGCATGTGCGTGAGCCAGTTCGACGCCGCGGCGATGGTCCGCCGTCAGCTGGAGCTGTAAGCTGAGGGACTGCGATGCGGACGAAAATTGCCATTGAGGAGCTCCAGAAGGAAGTGGAGCAGCTGCGGGAAGCGCTGAAGGGTGTGAAGCCGCAGGAAGCCGCGCTGCCGAAGGTGACGGCCAGGGACAATGGCAAGATCCTGAAGGTGGTCGGCGGCAAGTGGGCCGCTGTAAAGCCCGAATAAGTGCCGGGGAGGGCGGGGCATGTCCCCTGCCCTCCCTGTGCGATAGAGAGAGAGGTGAGAGAGATGCCCAGCCTGGAATTTGTCCGACGGTTCGCGGGAGCGGATCCCGGAGCGGACAGCACCGTGCTGGAAGCCTGCCTCTCCGCCGCGGTGGACTGGTATGAAAAGGCCGGCGTGCCGGCGGGCATGGACAGCGCCCTGTACGACTTCTGGGTGGCCAACCTGGCCGCCTGGATGTTCGACAACCGGGGCAGCGCCGATGCCAGCGCCGCCGTGCCCGCCTATATCGTGGCCAGTGTGCACCAGCTGCGGCCCCGGATGAAGGGGGGCAGCGCGTGAGGACAATCAAAGCGGGAGACCTGAGGCAGGTGATCACCCTGCTGAAGCCCGTGAGCGCCAAAAACGACGCGGGGCGCCGGGTGACGACCTGGGAGGAGATCCCGGAGGTGCCGGCGGCCAGGAGCGACATTTCCGGCCGGGAATTCTGGCAGGCGCAGGCCTTCCACGCCGAGGATGTGGTGACCTACACCATCCGGTGGCGGGACGATGTGACGCAGGCCTGGCGGGTGCGCCACGGGGAAACCGTGTACAACATCATCGAAGTGAACCATCTGGGCTACATGCGCGACTTCATGCGCCTAAGGTGCCGGATGGTGCAGCAGAGCGGATCGTGAGGTGACGGGAGATGGACAAGCTGGATCGGCTGATCGACCTGCTCAACGCCCGGATCCCGGAGATCCCCTTCGGCAAGGACGCGATGGACGAGGACTGCCCGGACGACTGGGGCGCCGTGGAGCTGCGCAGGCAGCAGGGAGCCCAGTGGGCGGACGGGCACATGATCGACGCGACCTACCAGGCCGAGGTGCTGTTGTGCGTGAACGACCGCGAGAGCAGCTACCTGGACGCGGTGCAGGCCGCCCTGGAGGAGTACGACCAGGAGGAGCCCATCGTGTGGCAGCTGCCGGAGCGCGTCTATCTGTATGACCTGAACCGGATCCTGTGGCGGTGGAATGTGACGCTGTTTGGGCCTCTGGAGGTGAGCTGATGGCGAAGGCGATCGTGACGGGCATCGGCCTGGCTGAAGAGCAGCTGGAGCGCCTGGGACGCGAGAGCGTCAGGCGGATCGTAGCCGCCGGCGCGCAGGCAGCCGCCGAGCGGATGCAGGCAAACATCCGCAGCCACGGCCACATCCGCACCGGCAGCATGTACCAAAACACCCGCCCCGGCAAGATCCTGGAGACATACGACGGCGGCATGAGCTACGTATACCCCTACGGCGAGGACGCCAGCGGGATGCGCAACGCCGACAAGGCTTACATCATCAACTATGGCCGGCGCCGGCGCGGCTGGCAGGGCGACCGGTTTATTACCGGGGACCGGAAGGGCGCGGAAAAGGCCGTGCGCGAGGCCATGGAGGCGGAAAGCCGGCGGCTGCTGGCGGAGATCACATAAGGAGATGAATGGAAAATGGTTATTAAAGTCAGGGGACTGACCTGGGCGAAGGTCTCCGGCGGCGGCAGCGGCTCCGCGGTGACCTATACCGGCGGCAAGGTGCAGCCGGACATGATCGTCCGCGTGGATCAGAACGAGGAAACGAGCCAAGTGAAATTCCACGCCGACGACCACCAGATCGACCGGGACAACACGATGAACGGGGCTTCCGTGAGCTTCGAGCTGGCAAAGCTGACCGATGAGATGAAGCAGGAGTGGCTTGGCTACGAGAGCATCACCGACGGGCTGCGCCGCGGAGACGCGGAATCGCCCTATGTCGGCGTTGGCTTCATCTACGGAAGCCGCTTCAAAGGCGTGAACACCTTCAAGGCCTACTGGTATTACAAGGTGCAGTTCACACTGGGGCAGCGGAGCTTCAACACCAAGGGCGAGACGACGGCCTTCCAGACGGAGAGCGCCGACGGCGAGGCCATGGCCGTGGAGCTGGACAACAGCGGGAAGGTCTACTTCTTCGAGGAGAGCGCCGAGCTGGAGACCGAAGCGGCCGCCAGGGCGTGGCTGAACGGCCGCGCCGGCGTCAGCGGCTGAGCATGACAGGGCGCGGGCTATCCGCGCCCTGCTTTTGTGTTTAATGAGAGGAGAAAAACATGAGGAAGGCAACGGAGCCCACCAGGCTCATCTACCGGGGGGAGACCTATGAGCTGCTGCTCAACCTGTACGCGGTGGAGCAGATCGAGGACGAATTCGGCGGGATGAACGCGATGCTCCAGGAGCTGCGCGGCGGGAAACAGTATCAGACGCTGCGCAGGCTCTTCAGGATCCTCGGGAACGCGGCGCGAGAGTGCCGGGGGCTACCTGAGGATCTGACCGGGGACGAGATCCGTCACGCGGATCAGCGGGAGGTCGCGGAGATCTCCCGGGCGATCATGGACGCCTTCGCGGATGGGAAAAGGAGCGAGACCACGGACGGGAACGAGGCGGACGACGAGCGCCGCGACCTGTACGAGGACGAGGACGACGCAAAAAACGGATGAACCGGCGGGAGACGCGGGCCCGGGAGTATTACGGGTACGCGCTGATCGCCGGGGTGCCGATGGACGAGGCCCGGCGGATGAAGCTGGGCTGGATCATAGACCTGTTTAACGTGCGCGCCAGGTACGACGCGCGCATGGCAGGCGCGAAGCTGTGAGAATGTGAAAGTGGGGTGAGCGTGTGGCCGGCAAAACGGACGCGATCCAGCAAAAGATCGAGCTGACCGGCGAGAAGGAATACCGGGCCGCGCTGAAGGCTGCCAACAACGAGCTGAAGGCGCTGCGCAGCGCGCTGAAGGCAGAGACCGCGGAGCTGGGCGCCAACGCCACCGCGCAGCAGAAGAACGAGGTGCGGGCCAAAAACCTGCGCAAGCAGATCGCCGAGCAGGAGAAGGTCGTCTCCGAGCTGCAGCGCCTGATGGGCGAGGTCAATGAGAAGTACGCGGACAACCGCGAGGTGGTGACCCGCTGGGAGACGGCGCTGAACAACGCCCGGACGCGGCTGGCCGAGATGAACAACGCCCTGGCGAGCACCCAGGGCGGGCTGGACGACACCGCGCAGGGCATGCGTGCGGTGGCCGGGAGCGCCGCGGAGGGCGTGATCGCCACGCAGAGCTTCGCCGACGCGATCGGCGGGATCGCCGACGTCGCCAGTACGGTGAGCGACGGGATCGAGACGATCTTCACCGGGATGGTGAGCACGATCCGCAGCGCGGTGACCGAGCTGTGGGGCGAGATCACGGAGCTGGCGGGCCGGGCGAACGCCTGGGGCGACCTGGCGGGCTACTGGAACACCAGCGCGGCCAACATCCAGAAATGGAGCCATGCCGTCAGCGCGACGCATAACAATTTCAACGATCTGAGCAACGCGGTGACGCGGATCTCCCTGGGCGACCAGAAGAAGATCTCCGAGCTGACGGGCGTTTCCGGCGCGCAGTATGCCGACCAGTGGGAGTATGCCATGGCTGTGATGGACAGCCTGAGCGGCATGGATTACGACCAGCGCCTGAACGCCATGGGAGAGATTTTCGGCGAGAAGCGAGCCACCGGCGTGATGGATCTGGTCAACGACTGGGACAAGATCC